TAAAGAGTTTCTTAAAGATTGTGATATTGATACTCCATTTGATTGTATCAAAACCTACGATGCAAAAGGTTGGGACTACATGAAACGTTATGGTCACTCTGGAAATTGGTTCTGGAATGTTGCTAGAAATATGCCAAAGCCTACAATCAAGCCAAGTGATATAGACTCTCAAAGAGAGTGGGGAGATAAGTCTGATATTATTAAGTACTTAGGAGAATAGTTTTACCATTTATTAATTCTGTTTTATATTTATTCCATGAATATACTAGAACAAGCAAACGAGATCATCTATAAGAGATCTGAAGAAAAAGCCCGTCAATATGGGCCAATGCAAGAAGGTATGCAAGAAGCAGCTAAAATTGCATCATTATTAAGTCGTAAAGAACTAACTGCAGTCGATATGTATAACGCAATGATTGCATTAAAGTTATCAAGACAAGCTTACAACCACAAAGAAGACAATTTATTAGATTGTGTTGCGTATATTGCTTCACTAAATGATTATCAAAACAATGTTCAAAATGAAGATACAAAAGTTACGAAATGTAAAGACCCCAAATAGGGGCACAGAAGCATCAGCAGGAATTGATTTTTATGTACCTGAGGATTTTGAAACCGCAGTACTAAAACCAGGTGAATCAGTATTGATCCCATCAGGTGTTAGAGTGCAAGTTCCAAGAGGCTATGCTCTAGTAGCATTTAATAAATCAGGTGTAGCTGTTAAGCAAGGACTATCAGTAGGCGCTTGCGTAGTAGATGAAGATTATGAAGGAGAAGTGCATCTCCATATGATCAATACATCTGATAAAGATCAAACTATTGTTACAGGACAAAAATTAGTTCAGTTCGTTTTAATTCCAGTTGGTTACCTAGATATATTAGAAGTTGATGAATTACCAAACAGAAACACACAAAGAGGTTCAGGTGGATTCGGTTCTACAGGACTTTAAGCAAAAAATACTAGACAGAGTATTTATTAACATAGCTAAGGAAACTTCTACTCTGTCACACTGCGTTCGATCAAAAGTCGGCGCAGTTTTAGTTAAAGATGGCAATATAATATCATTTGGATATAATGGTACTCCTGCGGGTATGGACAATACTTGTGAGAAAGATGATGTCACTCTGCCCCATGTTATCCATGCAGAAGTTAATGCCATTCTTAAAGCAGCAAAAACAGGCAACTCTGTAGATGGTTCCACTTTGTACTTAACACTTAGTCCTTGTTTAGACTGCTCTAAACTTATTTTGCAATCAGGAATAAAAAAAGTTATATATTTGAATGTATATCGAAATACTCAAGGCATAGACTTTTTATCACAATTTATACAAGTAGAACAATATGGACAATAAAATTTATTCGACCCCTACTAGTGCATTTGAAAACTTATTTCATTATATTGTAGATACAGGTGAAGACTTTGCTAATACTAAAGCTAAGTTCAATGTTTCTTTTACAATCGATAATCCAGCAGATAAAGTAATTACAACTCCTAGACGTAAGTTTAACCAAGATTATGCAGAATATGAATGGGAATGGTATGTTAAAGGAGATAGAGATGCTAAACAAATTGCAGAACGCGCTAAGATATGGAATCAAATGATGATACCATATACTACAGAAGTAAACTCTAACTACGGGTACTTCTGGAATTATAATGAACAACTTAACAAAGTTATTAGCGAACTAAAAAGAAATAAAGAAACACGTCGAGCAATTGTTGTACATTACATTCTACACGAAATAGATAGATACAAATATGATACACCTTGTAATGACGTACTTAATTTCTATATCAAAAACGATAAACTACATCTCACAGTCTTTGCTAGATCCATTGATCTTGTGTTTGGTTTCTGTAACGACCAATACACATTTGCTAAACTAATGGAATATGTATCTCTTAAAACAGGATACGAAATAGGTCAGATGCATTGGTTCATTACAAATCTACATGTTTATCCTAGGCATTACGATATGTTCAACTAAACAAAAAAATAAAGGTTATGATATTCGAAACTAGAATGGCGAGAGAGCATATTGAAGAAAGGCTTTCTCAACTATCAAGAAAAACTTACAATCAATTTGTTTGGTGGAGACGCTACCAACAAAGGCAAACTCTGCACCCTTATCGCACTCTTTATGAGAAGATACTTAATGGTGATTATGAAACATCTGACTACTATTATCAGGCAGAACATGAGAACTATCTACTTGAAGATGCAACTCAGCACCTAAAGACTTATGAAGAAAAGTTAGATAAGATCAGTTTATTTAGAGCCAGATACAAAAAGCTTCATGAAGACTTCTTAAAAGAAGAAACAGAAATAGTTAAAAACATGAAGAAAGACTTTAAGAAAGAATTTAGAGTATCTGAAGAAGAACTAGACTCTATCATGGAATCTTTTGATGGTACAACATTAGAGCTCTATGAATACATGAAAGAGTTAAAGGGAATGGTTACTCAAAACCTTAAGCCTATGCCAAAAGTAACTCTTTAAAAATATTTTTTTCTTTAATTTTATTGTTATATATTTATCAAAAGAAAGGTTATGAATGTACAATTTGGAAATTCCTTTATTAAAAGTCTGAAGAGGTTAGATTGGGAAACAAGCTTTATTTATAAGGCTTATGATACTGTAGTGAAGCAACTTCCTGAATTCTTTAAGAATGTATGGAGGTTTCGCCGTGAGTTGTGGTCTCATAGATGGTGGGATCATAGCTTTACTCTAATGATGTTGAGAAAGTCTATAGAAATACAGGCTAATGGAATGCAAACAAAAGGTTATGAAGTTAAAGAGTCCAGTGATAAGAAGATAGTAAAAATGAGGAGACTCTGTCAAATTATTGATAATATAGTTGATTCAAACTATATCATGATGGCAGAAGAAATTCACGGACAAATTAATTATAAACCACTCAGATTTATAGAAACAGGAAATGAAGACTTTTATATACTAGCTGATGATGACACTCCTGAAGAGAAAGATCATCAAAGAAAAGTATATAAAGAAGCGCATAGGCTAGAACAAAAAGAGTGGAAAGAGTTTTGTGAGATCATCCATGGAAAGAAGTATAAGGAATACAAAGATTGGGATGGATCAGATCTTAGAACCTGGTGGGACTAAAATAATATACTATGTTTATAATTTACGCAATCGCTTTTACCCTACTAGCAGCACTTGTATGGCTGTGGGTAGGAGGTATTGACTATATGAAGAAAAATCACCCTGATTATAAAGGAGAGGACTTTTTAGATGAAAGAGAAGCAGTAAACAGAGTAGCAGGCAGAGAAATGCCTGATGAAAATATCTACGACGAAATATATTAAGCTACAACAATAATTAGTTATATGACCTACGAAGAAAGACGGGACTTATTACTTAAAACAATGATAAAGCAAACAGATCATTGGCTTAAAGAAGATCAATATGCAGACTGGGAAAAGAAGAATAAACCTAAGCATTCTTACACTTTTACACCCAAAAGGTATATGAGGACAAAAGATATTTATAATAAAGAATGTTTAGAACATTATTATCCACAACGATAGTTCTTTTCCTTAGTGTGTCATTAAAGGCACAAGATACAGTGAGATTGGTTCATAAAGAGTATATTACCATATTCTCAAAATCTTTAAAGTACCCTGTATTAGTTGAGTGGTGGATAACAAAAGAAAAACTGTCTTGTGACAAACCTATTCCAAGACAAGACAAGTTCGCACCAGACCCGCTTCTAATAGGACATACTGATTTAACTAATGATTATATTGGTTCAGGATATGATCGCGGCCACATGGCTCCAGCAGCCGATAATCAATGTTCAGGTCAAGATGCTATGATAGAGTCTTTTTACTTCTCTAATATGGTTCCACAATATGGACAATTAAATAGAGGAGATTGGAAAACTTTGGAGATGCGTACTAGAGAGTTGGCTAAGTCTTTAGATTCAGTCAAAGTATGGACAGGCTCAGTAGGAGAAAAAAGAAAGATAGGTAGAGTATCGGTTCCTGATAAATGCTGGAAAGTTATTTATATAAAGAGAAAAAAAGAATGGAAGGCTTATATATTCAATAATGATCAGTCTAAGGCTGATGGAATTGAAAATAATGAAGTAAAAGTAAAAGAAGTAGAAAAGTTAACTAATTTTAAATTTAAATTAAATTAATATGCAAGTTTTGTATTTCACAGCACCTTGGTGTGCACCATGTAAGATGTTTAAACCAATTGTAGAAACAGTATCTGGAGAATCAGGAATTAATATAAACTACATTAATGTTGATTATGATGCTTCTTTTGCAGAAAGATATTCTGTAACTTCGGTACCTACTTTAATCATATTAGATGGACAAGGCCAAGTAGCCTATAGAAACTCAGGAGTTATGGCAAAAGATCAACTTTCTAGAGTTTTGAACCAATTTAAATGATATTTATAAATGTTATGAAAAACCGCCTAATAGAGTTTTCTTTAAAGTTTATAATTATAGCGCAATTATTTGGATTGGCACTAGGAGTATCTTTAATAGTTTTAGAATTTTTAGGAAGAGAAGATTTAATAAGAGACATAATCAAAATAGTACTTTAATTGTTTTTGAATCCAGGTTGTAGATAAATTAAGTAAATTATTTATATACTATGGACATAAGCAAATTAAAAGGGCATATCCCTGATGCTGTTATTACACAGCTACCAGACACAATTGCTAAATTTGAATTAAACACGCCACTTCGTTTAGCACATTTTCTTGCTCAAGCAGGCCACGAATCCGGTGGATTTAAAGCAGTTAACGAAAATTTAAACTACGGAGCAAAAGGTTTATTGAGTATATTCAAGAAGTATTTCCCAACAGAAGAAAAAGCTAAATTGTATGAGCGCAAGCCAGAAAAAATTGCTAATCTAGTTTATGGAGCTAGAATGGGTAATGGCCCTGAAACTTCTGGAGAGGGTTATAGATTTCGTGGTAGAGGCTATATTCAATTAACCGGAAAAGATAATTATAAAGCATTCGATGCAGTTGTTGCCGAATCAATTGTAGATAACCCAGATTTAGTTGCTACTAAATATCCACTATTGTCTGCTGCCTGGTTTTTTCATAAAAATGGTCTTCATAAAATTGCAGATCAAGGTGCTACAGATGCTGTAGTCACTTCAGTTACCAAAAGAGTAAATGGTGGTACCATAGGTCTTCCTGACAGAATCAAGCATTTCAAAGAGTATTATAGCTTATTGAAGTAGTTTAGTTTCATAATGGTTGTACATTTATTAATTAAAAGTATAACAAGTGAGATCAAAACAATCTTTTTTTATCAAGTTGTTTAAAGACAACAATGATATTAATGAAAAGTCTGTAGTAGGCTTTTTAGCTTTCGTAATGATGGTAGGATTTGCATTAGCAGATATTGTAACCGGGTATTTAGGTAAGCCATTAGTAATTAATGATTTTATATTTGACGCATTCATGTGGTTAGTATTAGGATGTTTTGGTATAGCTTCAATTGATAAGTTTATAAATAAAAAAGCTGGAGCTAAAGAAGAGCCGGTAGAGGAGGAGTTGTAATGGCAAAGAAATCCCCAAAACCAAGACCAATGAAGTCAAGAAGAAATGGTCTTAAAGATCGTAAATTAATTGATCAAAATATAAAGGTTATAAAAAATATAAAAAACCAATTAAAAAAAGATTAATGAAAAACGTAGTATCAAAACTAATTCCTTTAGTAACTAAATTTAAAGGTAAAAAGAAAATTGTAATTATCTTATCAGTAGTAGCAATTGCCGCTGGAATATTTGCTGTTCAAAAAGGATATATTTCTGAAGAAACATTAAATTTTGAAACAATTATTAATGTTGTAAGCGATGCTTTTCCAGATACTCCTATTGATAGTGTAATTGTTCCTGTAGAGCCTATAGATACTTTAGCTATTGAAGTTGTAGATACTGTAGTAACTCAATAAATGAAAAATCTATCTAAAGAAGAATTACTAAGTAGGCTTGAAGCGATTAATCGTAGCAATGCTATCATCTATTTTGATCTAACTGGAAAAATTTTAGGTGTTAATGCAATTTTTCTACAAGCAATGGGATATGGTGCAGATGAACATGCGGAAATTATTGGTAAACACCATAGCATTTTTGTATGTGAAGATTATGCGAGGTCATTGGAGTACGAAAAGTTTTGGGATATATTAAGAAGTGGTAAATACTATCAAGGAGAATTTGAAAGAAGAAAAAGAGATGGTAGTCTTATCAACTTACAAGCAACATACAATCCCATTTATGATGAGAGTGGTACTATTACTAAAGTAATGAAAGTTGCTACTGACATTACTACGATTGTTAATAGTAAAAAACAGATAGATGCTATTAATAAGAGTACTGCAACTATTAGTTTTGATATGGATGGTTTTATTTTAGATGCCAATCCTGTGTTTTTAGAAACAATGGGTTATAAGGCTAATGAAAAAAACCAAGTAATAGGAAAGCATCATAGTATTTTTGTAACTTATGAGTATTCAAAATCAGATGAGTATAGTAAGTTTTGGAAATCCTTAAAAAGTGGTAAGTTTTTTGATGGGATATTTGAAAGAAAAAGAGTAGATGGCTCTACTATCTATTTACAAGCCACATATAATCCAGTCTTTGACAGCAAAGGAAACGTTACAAATGTAATTAAAATTGCTACTGACGTTACTGAAGCTGTCAATAGTAAAAACAAGATAGACACTCTCTCAAAAGATTTACAGATTGAGTTAGATAACTCCAAAAAACTTAAAGATGCAATTGAAATAGAAAAAAACGCTGCATTAAATGACTTGGATGTATTGATGAAGAAAAGTCAATCCGAGTTAATTAAGACAATTGTAAAAGTTGCATTAGCAGTTATTATTGGAGTAGGTGTTGTAACAACTGTATTGTATTGGATGGCAATGCTTACTGGTAAGGATACGCAGATAATTGGGTCTACTTGGTCTAACATGTTTAGTGTATTATTGACAAATGCGTTTTCAATAGTTGGAACAATTATGGGTATAAAATATGCTACTCAAGAAGGTAGTAAAGAAAAAAAATAAATAAAAAAATATGTTTTCTTCTGGTGGTTATGTAATGATATTAGGAATATTTATGGCTTTAGGGTTCATAATGGCGTCTGTTTATTTTACATATAAACTATTTGCCCAAAATACTCAAGAAATATTAGTTAGATTTATATTAATGATATTTACTGCTTTAGTTGCTTTATTTATTGTTGATAAAACCATAGCTTGGAAAATTAATTTAATATCTCCTGAGCAAAATAAAGAGTTATTTGATCTAATAAAGACGCTAGTACTAATGATCTTTAGTTATTATTTTGGCACTAAGGAGAAAAGCAGTAAGTAATAATTAATAATTTAGTAATATTAAGATATCATTTGGAATAAATTTCCAAAATATCTATTTATATGAAATTAAAAACGTTATTATTTTTACTATTCCCGGTTCTGTCATTTTCTCAAGACACACTTTTTAATCAAAAACTAGACAATATTACGATTCGTTCTGTACAAAAGAAAGAATCCAATATTGCAGTTGTTAATAGCATCAGAAATAGTTCTGTTATATCTGATGGCCTTTCTATAGAATTTATAAAGAAGACTCCCGACCGTAGTGTAGGTGACGCACTCAAAAGAGTTAATGGTGTTACTATACAGAACGATAAATTTGTATTGGTTAGAGGTTTAGCAGACAGATATAACTCTGCTATGTTGAATAAAACCATTTTACCTTCAACAGAACCTGATCGTAGAGCATTCTCATTTGATATTATTCCCTCAGGACTTATAGATAATATCATAGTAGCAAAGTCAGCTACAGCTAATTTACCCGGTGATTTTGCAGGAGGTATTGTTCAAATAACTACAAAAGATGTGTCCAATGATTTTTTCTCATTAGGCCTCGGAATGAACTACGGGGCCGTATCAACTTCCCAAAATTTCAGATTGGTGGATTATACGACCTTCCCCATAGAATTTCCATCAACATACATATACCGCACAAGCACAAACACAGAGAAAAGGAATTACACAAGTCTCATAAAGTCTCCAGACGCCAAACAATTTAAATCCACTCCTAACTTGAATGGATCTTTTTCTTTTGGATTAAAAAGAAATAAGTGGAATGTATTATTTAGTTCAACCGCAAGAAATACTTACACTCTAAATTATATTGATAGACAAGATTATCAGTCATCAACAGAATTGGCATATAAGTACAGAGATACTTCATTTACTAAAACCCAACTACTGAATGGTCTTTTCAATGTAACTTATACAGGAAAAAATAGATATAGTTTAAAAACATTATTTAATCACCAAATAGAACAATCTTATTTAACTCGTGTAGGTGAGAATTACGATAATGTTCAAGATGTAAGAAGTAATGCATCTAACAATATAATTAAAACATTAATTAATTCACAATTTGATGGCAAGATTAAAACTTTTGATTTTAATGTAGGATATAACTTAATGATAAGAAAACAACCAGACTATAGAATTAATCCAATAACTAAATCATTAGGTGTTAATGAACCTTATGCAACAGCATGGAGAGATACTTATCGTTTCTGGAGTGATATGGATGAAAATGGTTTAAATGCTAGTTTAAATAAACAATTAGGTAATTTTAAAGTAGGTTCAAGTTATATTAAAAAATACAGAACTTTTAAAGCTAGAATCTTTAGATATACTTCTGAAGATATGTTAGATGAAATTACTAATAATACAGATAAGTATTCTGCAGATTTTGATTTAGCAAGTGCATACGCTTTATATGAAGGAGAATTAAATGGTTGGAAAGTAAATGCAGGTTTAAGAACAGAATATAATTTGTTTAATGTACAAACTGCAGACTTTAGTGGTACTAGAGTAAATGTAAATAGAAAGTATTTAGATCTTCTACCCTCAGTAAACTTTTCTTATGAATGGGATAAATTTAAGTATAGGATATCTGCTAGTAAAACATTAGCAAGACCTGAATTTAGAGAGGTTGCTAACTTTGCATATTATGATTTTGTGCGTAATGCTCAATTGTTAGGTAATACTAATTTAGAAAAAACAGACATATACAATATTGATATTAAGTTAGAGTACTATCCTAAACAAGGTGAGAATATATCTGGTGCATTCTTTATCAAAGACTTTAAAAAACCAATTGAACAAATAGTAGCAGATGGATCTGTACCTTCAAATTTATTACTTACATTTATGAATCCAAATCAAGCACTATTAGCAGGTTTTGAATTTGAATTTCGTAAAAAAATAACTAGTTGGTTAGATGCATACACTAACAGTTCTATAGTTAAATCAGAAGTAATTGTTAATGGTAGAAAAAGACAATTACAAGGACAATCTAATTATGTTGTAAATGGTGGATTAAATTTCCATAAAGGAAAAAATACGATCAATCTATCATATAATAGAGTTGGTGATAGAATATCTGCAGTTGGTTTTCAAGGATACGACGATATATTTGAAAACTCTAGAGATGTTATAGATTTAGTGTTTTTACGTAAAGTAGGTAAAGGAGAAATTAAATTAGCAGTAGGTGATATACTTGCCCAACCTTCTGTTTATTATCAAAAATCAAGGGGCAGTTTAATTAAAACAAATAACGAACAATCAATTTCATTAACATTTAATTTGAATTTATGAAAAAGCTAAGTTTATTTTTAGTAATCATCGGTTTATTTGCTTGTAAAAAAGAATCTGTAGATGTACCTATCAATGTACCTACTGATAAAACAATTACAGGTAATATTACAACAACTACTACTCTTACTTCTGATAAAGAGTGGACTTTAAGAGGATACGTTTATGTTAAAGAAGGTGCTACATTAATTATTCAAGCAGGAACTGTAATTAAAAGTGATATTGCAGAAAAAGGTGCTTTATGTATTGAAAGAGGTGCTAAAATTATAGCAGAAGGAACAGCAGCAAAACCAATCATTTTTACCTCAGGAAAAATCGCCGGCGAGAGGTCTCCTGGTGACTGGGGTGGAATTGTAATATTAGGCAAAGCAAAAACTAATCGTTCATCAGAACCAACTATTGAAGGTGGTATTGGTCGTCCATTTGGCGGTAATGATGATGGAGACAATAGTGGCATTTTAAAATATGTTCGTATTGAATATGCAGGAATTGCCGCATTACCTAACTCAGAAATTAATGCACTTACTTTAGGTGGTGTAGGTTCTGGTACTGTAATTGAAAATGTACAAACAATCTATGCTAATGATGATGCGTTTGAATTCTTTGGTGGAACTGTTTCTCCAAAAAATCTTTATGCGTATGCTACAGCAGATGATGACTTTGACTTTGATTTTGGTTACACTGGAACTGTAACAAATGGTATTGCAAAACGCGATCCTTTGTTTGTAGATAATGGTGATGCTGGTAATGGTGTAGAATGTGATAATGATGGTGTGGGCTCACTGGCACAACCATTTACGCATCCTAAATTAATTGGAATGATATTAGTTGGACCTAATAATCAAACAGCATTAGCGAACCACAATCTAGGTTTAAGATTTAGAAGAGCTACACAATTTACAGTAAAGAATAGTGTTATCTATGGTTGGATGAAAGGCGGATTAAGTTTAGAAAGTAACGAAACAGCTCAAGCAGTAAAAGACGGTATATCTATATTTGAAAACAATTCAGTAGGTGCATTCAATCCAACTCAAAACTTTATTAGTAGAGCTACTACAATCTTAACTAATGATCAATTAAAGACTTTAGCTTTAGGAAAAGGTAATAAAGAGATTGATGTTATTATTCCTGAATTAGCCATGCCTACTTGGATCAATGGTTGGACTAAATTTCCTAGTAAAGGGCAATAAAAAAAGTGTCCCACTATAAAGATTAACTATATCCAATAAACAAATCTATTTTATATTTGTATTGAAACAAATCAAAATAGAAAAATGAAAAAGATGGTTATCGCTATGGCAATGCTTGTTATGCTTGCCTCTTGTGGTGGTTCTGGTGAGACTCCTGCCACTGATTCACTTGTAGCTCCTGTAGATTCAGTAGTAGCTCCAGTTGACTCTGTAAATGTAGTAACTGATTCTGCTCAATTAAATGATGCAGTTAGTGGTTCAGAATCAACAAGTAAAATTTCAACAGATAATAAAGACAATGAGTCTTTAGAAGAAGTTAAGCTTCCTTAATTTGTTGAATGGATGTCGAGGGAAACGCTCGGAAAGACTACCGTTGAAACGTCTTTTTCTATAAAATCAAATACTTATTATATGAAAGTTCTTTGTGTAAATGGATATGAAGATGTGCTTACTGAAGGTGAAGTTTATACTATAGCTCAAGTAACTACAGGAAATAACTTTCTATTAGAAGAAGTAAATGTCCCAGAAGGATACACATCATTTAACTCTAATAGATTTGTCCCTCTTATTACAAGTGATGAAGATTCATTAGATGAAACTTTTTTAGAACACAAACCTACCGCAGTATTTTACTGTGTAGATCTTTAAAATATGGGGATAACCGGTATCGATCCGAATGTTGAGGTAATACTACATGCAGGCATTTGAGTATACTGCCTTAGAAGATACTAAACAATAAACGCAGAAGAATTATCTTCTTTCACTTTCGAAGATGCAATGTCTTTCGTTGGTGCTGACTACGCAATAGCTGCCTAGTCAAACACGGGTAAGTAACCTAGGAACAGAACTACTCCGAGTATTCACGATCGACTCGTTAAATAAGGACAGTGGATTAGTTTCTTGATGTCATAAATCAAGTGGTGGAAACGACCATAAAGGTCAGCCCTACTGATCAGACTTGTTCAGATCTAAGCATGTGAGACGTTAGTATTATTGTCGCTTTCGGAGACGTGGGTTCGAATCCCACTATCTCCACAGACTGCTGTTCTTTGACATATAAGGAGAAACAAATTATGGAAACACTATCATTCGTTTTAGGGATAGCTCTTGTAGTGGTTATTGCTTTGGCAATAGTTGCTACTTATGCATTCGTTAAGGTAATTAAAGTGCAAAAAACAACAGAAGAATTAATGAGAGAAACAGATCGAAGATTCGCAGATGTCTATCAGTCAATAGCTGAAGAAAATAGACATTGTCACTCAAGAATTGATGGTTTCGAAAGAGACATCTACTCTCAATTAGATTCAAGATTAGATAAATTAGAAACTAAATTAACAAATAAAAAATAAAAATTAAGTTAAAGAACAGCAGTCAACTTATAAATAAAAAAAGCCGGCATAAACCGGCTTTCTTTTTAAATAAAAAGATTATTAATTAAGCAGCTTTTTTCTTCTCCACAATAGACCAACCAGCACCAAATAAAGTCATGATACCACCAAGTACTTCTTGAAATAGGTTCTCATCAATTAAACCTTTTGCAACGATGATACCACCAACAAAAGTAAGAGCGTGTCTGATAAGACCTAACAATTCATTTTTTTTCATTTTTAATAATTTAAGTTAACAATATGCACCTTGTGGTGCAAGAATAAATATCTTCTAAATTGATTAAAATAGCAGATTACTCTAAAGATCTAATATATCAATATCAAAAGATATTCTTATATTTGAATAAATAAAACGTTATGATACTAACTATTTACATTATAAGCATAGTTTACTGTATATACAAAATGTATAAAAGCTATAGTAAAAATGATGATCCATTGTATGCGTCTCCTGCATTAGAAACACTGGCCATATTAGTTATGGCACCAGTATTGATGGCAGTAGATGTTAGCTTTACTTGGGTAAGAAAGTATAAAGAGTATAAACAAGAAAAACAAGATAGAATTTATTAATCATTGTCAGGTGGTGAAAGAGTAGCTACACGGCATACACACCCACTCGTCTCGTGGGCGCTGAAAAACAAGATAGGTGTTTAGATATGGATTGACCACAAAGCCGGCTATTTTGTCTAATACTGAATTGCAGCATGGAGGTTCGACTCCTCCCCTGACAGCTCTTTAAACCTGGATGGCGAAATCGGTATACGCGCAAGACTTAAAATCTTGTGAGCAGAAAAAGCTCGTGTGGGTTCAAGTCCCACTTCAGGTACTAAAATAATAGTTATGCAAAACAACCCAATTGACAAATGCGTAATGTGTGGTAAAGATACACCATACAGATTTAATGATCACATTGATACTAGAATAGGATATGTTGAAGGTGCTGGTCAAGGATGCTATCAACCACATATGTGTAGCCAAGAACGTAGTAGAAGACTAATCACTATTAGTGAGGAATTAATTTATTCAACACCTAATGATCAAGAATTAGGAGGTAAAGTAAGAGAAATTTATTGGAGCTCTAAAAAAATATAAATTATGATTTTAGTATTATTTATAGTAGCTATATTATGGATTGCTTATGAAGTATGGAGGGCTCCATTAATAGATGATAATTATAACACGATAATACCAGCAAAAAAACTTAGAGACTTATTTAAAAATAAATAATATGCAGGATCAAAGAATGAAAGTCAACATAGACTTAAAAAAGACTACATCAGTAGTATGCGAAGAGTGTTCTAATACAACATTTCAAGAAGCTCTTATGCTTCGTAGGGTCAGTAAGTTTTTGACAGGTGAAATGCAAGATGGAGTCATTCCTATTGCAACATTTGTATGTACAAAATGTGGACATGTTAACAAAGACTTTTACCCTAAAGAATTAACTAATGAGCAAGAATAAGGATATATACGGAACAATAACAACGTATAATGATTCTAATAGTAGAATAGTAATTAAAACTGATTCTATTGTAGATTCAATAGTAGATAAGTTTATAGATCGTTCTAGAGTAGGTAAAGAAAAATATGGAGTTACCTTAGATCGTGAAGATTGGTCATTAGAACAGTGGATAGAAGCTGCAATTGAAGAGCATATGGATGCTATTCTATACCTTCAGAAAATCAAATCTATTATTACAGGTAAAAAGAAATAATGCCTAAACCTAATTTAAACATCAATTGGGCTACTCAAACTCCTGTATCATATTCTCAATATTCTATTTATAAGCAATGTGAATACCAATGGTATTTAACTTATATAAAGAAAGAGAGCTCATTTAAACCGTCTATCTATTTAGTATACGGTACTGCAATGCATGAAACTATACAAGAGTATCTCAAACTCATGTATGAAAAGTCTGGTAAAGCTGCAGATGAACTTGATCTAGATAAGATTCTTGAAGACAGACTTATAGAGAATTATAAACAGAGTTTAGTAGACAATAAGAATGAACACTTTAGCAATAAAGATGAGTTAAAAGAATTCTTAGCAGATGGTCAAGCTACTTTAGAATGGTTTAAAAAGAATAGATCTAAATACTTTTCTAGAAAAACATCTGATTTAGTTGGTATAGAAATTCCTATCTTACTTCCAGTAATAGATGATATTCCTGGAGTTCTTATGAATGGATCTATAGACTTTATAATATATGAAAAAGCTGTAGATAAGTATACTATCTATGATATAAAGACATCAACTAAAGGATGGTCTGATTATGAAAAGAAAGACCAGACTAAGATCAATCAGATACTTCTATATAAAAGGTTTTATTCCAAGGCAATGAATGTGCCAGAAGAAAAGATCGATGTTAAATTCTTTATAGTAAAAAGAAAAGTATTTGTTAATCCCGACTATCCAACATATAGAGTTCAAGAGTTTATACCAGCTAATGGAAAGAAAAAAGTGCAAGATGCATTTGAAGACTTCTCTAAATTTATAAGGGAATGTTTTAATCCTAATGCTAAACATAATAAGGAAAGATCATACTCAAAGAATATTAGTAGTTGTAAGTTCTGTCCTTATACAAATAAGCCTGACTTGTGCAATAAAACTCCATAAAAATATTTTTTTATTTACATATTTATTTGTATATTCTAGTATATTTATTATAAAAGAATATATGGTAAGTAAATCAAAAAGAGTTATAACGTCAGTAAAAATACCTGAAACTCTATACGAAGACTTTAAAGTAACATCTGTTAAAACCAAAATAAATTTACAAGATATAGTTGAAAGGGCTATGTTTATGTATCTTACAGATTCAGAATTTAGACAAAGTATTCACGAACAATATAATACACATTACACAGGATCAACTTTAATTGAAGCAATAAAATAAGTTACACATGATAAATGGTTATATCCCTCAATCAGAAAGAAAAAAGATTCTTTTTCTTTGTGATGATATTAGAATGACAAGCGGTATTTCTACAATGGCTAGAGAAATAGTTGTAGGAAGTTCACATGTATTTAATTGGGTAAATGTAGGTGGTGCAATTAATCATCCTGATCAAGGTAAGAAGTTAGATATATCAGCAGATACCAATAAACTTATGGGTATAAATGACTCATCAGTTTTTATCTATCCTACTAATGGATATGGAAGTCCTGAATTGATTAGGCAGTTAATAGAAGTAGAAAATCCTGATGCTATTATGTTCTTTACAGATCCTAGATACTGGGTTTGGTTATTTCAAATGGAAAGTGAAATTAGAAAAAAGATTCCTATGGTATACTTAAATATCTGGGATGATCTTCCTGCTCCATTGTATAATAAATCGTTCTATGATTCTTGTGATACATTAATGGCTATTTCTAAACAAACTCTTAATATCAATAAAATGGTTTTAGGAGAAAATGTAAAAGGAAAAATTCTTAAATATGTTCCTCATGGAATTAATGAAAAAATATTCTATCCTATTACTGAATTTATGCAACCTCAAAATGAGGCTCTAGAAAAAAAGAAGAAAGAAATATTTGGTAATTTCAATCCTGAGTTTGTTGTATTCTATAATGCCAGAAATATTAGAAGGAAGTGTACTTCCGATTTGATTGCGTCGTATGCTGTATTCTGTGATAAAATAGGAAAAGAAAAAGCTAGCAAATGCGCATTACTAATGCATACTCAAAGAGCTGATGAAAATGGAACAGACTTAAATGCGGTTGTAGAATTAATCTGTGATCCAGAATATCAAAAAGTATATTTCTCAGATGCAAGAATTAATGCAGAGGAAGTAAATTTACTTTACAATATGTCTGATGTAACTGCATTAGTATCATCTAATGAAGGTTGGGGACTTTCCCTAACAGAATCTATGATGGCAGGCAAAATGATTATTGCCAATGTTACTGGCGGTATGCAAGATCAAATGAGATTTGAAGATGAAAATGGTAAGTGGATTGATTTTGATGATAAATTCTGTTCAAATCATTTTGGTAAATATAAAAAGCATGGAGAGTGGGCATTGCCTGTATTCCCTACTAATATCAGTATCGTAGGATCTATACCGACTCCATACATTTATGATGATAGATGTGATTTTAGAGATGTTGCTAAAGCAATAGAAGAATGCTATAACTTATCACCGGAAGAAAGAAGCCGAAAAGGTATGGCAGCTAGAGAATGGGTATTATCTGATGAGTCTATGATGAGCGCAGCTCACATGTGCGATAATGTTATATCTACTATTAATCAAAGCATTGATACATTCAAACCTAAAAAGCAGTTTGAATTAATTAAGACAGAAAAATTAGAAAGAAAAAAAATTGTACACCCTTTAGTTTATTAATATGAAACAATTGTGCGTAATTAGTTGTCCTATCGACACATATTCAGGTTATGGTGCTAGATCTAGAGATTTTGTTAAAGCTTTATATGAATTAAAAAAAGATGAGTATGAAATTAAAATCATATCTCAACGTTGGGGAGTTACTCCTTGGGGATATATTAAAGATAATAAAGAAGAATATAGTTGGTTAGAACCTCTAGTACTACAAGTTCCCCAATTACCAAGACAACCTGATGTTTGGATTCAAATTACTGTACCTAATGAATTCCAACCTATTGGAAAATACAATATAGGTTTGACTGCCGGTATTGAAACCACAATTTGTGATCCTAGTTGGATAGAGGGAGTTAATAGAATGAACGTAACTCTAGTATCCTCAGAACATTCTAAAAAAGTATTTCAACAATCTACATTTGAAAAGAGAGATCAACAAAATCAAATTCTTGGAGTAGTTAAACTTGAAAAGCCTGTTGAAGTTTTATTTGAAGGAATAGATTTAAATAAGTACTTTCATATTGAAGATGAAGATCTTGAAGAAACAGATGTAGTACTTGAACTAGATGAGATTAAAGAAGAGTTTTGTTTTCTATATGTAGGACATTGGCTTCAAGGAGAATTAGGTGAAGATAGAAAGAATACTAGCTTGATGTTAAAAACATTCTTTGAAACATTTAAAGATAAGAAAAATAAGCCAGCATTAATAATGAAAACATCTGGAGCTGGATCTAGCGTAATGGACCGTGATGATATGCTTAAAAAAATTGATTCTATTAGAAGTATGGTTGATGGGGATTTACCTAGTGTTTATTTACTTCATGGTGAATTAGATGACAGAGACATTAATAATCTTTACAATCATCCTAAAGTTAAAGCGATGTTCAACCTAACTAAAGGTGAAGGATTTGGTAGGCCATTATTAGAGTTTACACTTAGTAAAAAACCAATCATAGTATCTGGTTGGTCTGGACATGTAGATTTTCTTGATCAAGAGTTCTGTTGTTTAGTTGGTGGAGAGTTAAAGAACGTTCATCCATCGGCACAAGTACAAAATATGATATTAGCAGAATCTATGTGGTTTAGTCCTGATATCAATCAAGCAAGTACATATTTAAAAAAGGTATATGAAAAGTATTCTAACTATGAAGAGACTGCAAAAAGACAATCTCACATATCAAGAACTAAATTTTGTTTTGATGAAATGAAAAATTTACTTGCTACTTACTTAGATAGAATTCCAAAACAAACTCCTATTCAACTTCCTCAATTAAAGAAGATAGAACTTCCTAAACTCAAAAAAGTAGACTAATGACATCAAGTGAATTTATAGTATGGCTTAAAGGTTTTACAGAAGCGTGTAATGATTTTACTCCTACACCAAAACAATGGGATCGTATTAAAGAAGTATTGAATGAAGTACAAGATTATAATGACAATCCAGGTATAGATGTAGAAATAGACGATTGGTATAATAAACCAGGTACTAATCTTTTTACGCCTAATGGAACACCGCCAAGTTGGTTAATATCAGGTAGTACTGGAGTTTTAAATACTGGGATTAGTAATTCAACAGCAACTAATTTACCTAACAACACTAATGTAACTTATACTACTAAACATCAACTCAATGACTGATAATTTAATAACTTGCCCAAAATGTAAAGCTCCTGAATCTTGTTACACCCAGCCTGTAAATGAATTTCACAAAGCTTACGTTTGTCTATCTTGTGGTTTTCAAACAAATGATTTAATGCGTGAAAGTGAATTTAACTTTGAAGAA